TTCTGTTTTTACCACTACTATTCATCCATGATAATATAGCTTCATATTCAACAGACAATCCAGAACTACCCTTACCATAATTATTTATTCTTTCCCAATAATGTGCGCTATTACCAATATTTACCTCTACTAAATCGCTAGAAGAATTAACCCTATAATTAAAGCTTGAGTTTAACGTACCTGAAGCTACATGGTCTTGTTTCTCTAGTATATCCCTCATTATATCAACAAGCTGTTCAGCTATTCTTCTTAATTCTTTTTCTAAGTTTTTAAATTCTGCCATTAGTACATTATTTCTTCATCAATCATAGGATTTCTAAATTGAGCAGGACGATTATTATCGTCTTGTGTTACACTTCTTATAACTTCTTGAAGATTATTAGAACTATCAGTGTACATAATAGGTAAAAATATATCTTCTTTAACATCTGCAACCGCAACATTTGTAAGAGCTCTAGTTGTAGTATCAGTAACAGTTACTCCAGTTACTAAAGTTGCTGCCTCACAACACTCCTCGTTAGTTGTTGTGCTAACAGAGGTAGAAGATACCATATCCCCCTGAGTTAATGTAGTAGAAGTAGAGGCCATAAAACTATGAGTCATATATATCTTACCTCCTTTTTGCTCTACAATACCCTGTGTACTTATATTTATTATATTTTTATTGTCCTTAACATTTAAGTTAGGGTCAAGAAAATTTAGAGAGGGTTTGCTAGTGCTCATTTATATATATTTTAATATTAATATTTTTCATAGATTACTAAGATGAAATTAAACCAGAAGAAACCTGCTCTGTCCATTGAATAAGCTCTACTTTTGTTAAATCGTTTTTAGCTGGGGAGTAATCTACAATTTTATTTATTTTCCAATAAGAACCATCTACATAAACTAACCTTCTTAAATCTATATTTATAATATCTGATAATTGTAAGTTAATATAATAAGTCCTCGTTCTAGGGTTAGCTTTATATTTTTCAATCATACCTTCCCAAAATAAACTATACAATCCTTTGTTGATAATTGTCTCAGTAGAATAAGGAGGATTTATTATTTCGTCTGCAAAAGATAAATTACTAAACAAATCTTCAGTTGTATCTTCCCAATCTACAAACATAGCTCTAGGAGAATAAGATGAACCATGATAAGCATCACTCTGTCCAGATATAGCTACTCCATAATAACTCCACACAGTTTGAAATCCTGTTTGACCAGTAGGAGCGTTATCAGGGTCATTTGGCCCTTTAACCATACCGTTATACTTCATTATTCTTGGAGCGTATTTAGTTGTTTTATCTGGTCTAGTAGGATGTGGAGCTACCGCATATCCATATACAGACTCAGATTTATTTATAACAGGCATTAGTTTTGGACTAGCAGCTGGCCCAGCGTCAGCGTTCCAATCTGTCCATGTACTTGAAAACACAGGATTTACAAATCTTTTAATACCTTTATTGAAATTAACTCCCATATTATGTTTTACATTAAAGAAATGTTCAGAAGAATCTGCTGGTCTAAACGCTTCATTTACGAAACTCATCAAACCATCCGAACTGTCATTTTTATATTCCCAAGACATTTCTTGATATATAGCGATATTGAAAACATCTTTAATTTCTTTAGAATAATCTACTTTATTACTCCAATCATAAGCTTGAGATTTGTCTAAATAGAAATCATTAAAAGGCTCTATGTTAACTGTCTTAGAATCAGCGTTTGTACTGAATTGTAAATTAAATAAATGAGCTAACGATTTAATAAAATCTATTTGACTTACATTAGGGGGTAAACACTCTTTTATTTTATAAACTTCTGGAACCATAAACCCCTGATTAGGGACAGGCTCAACCTTAAAAAATGGCTTAGTGTGTCTTGCCCATATGTTGTCAGCGTTAGTAATATCTAAAGAACTATCTCCAGCATATGAGGAATTAGTACTCAAAAAACCCTTACTACCAGAAGTATAATAACTATCCCCATAGTTGTTAGCACTACTATCGTATGGGAATATTCCTGGAGCTCCACCTGAACAAGCTTTTCTATGCTCATCACTCAACACAATATATCCCATCTCGCAGTTGGTAGGGTTAGAGTTCAAATTTTGAGCTACATCATAAAAATTAAACTGTACCGCCACCTGAACTCTTACTGTATATCCTGCAGGCACATACCAAGCGTATGGGGTCTGCATTTCTTTGTGTACTGGTATAAATATAGGAACATAAGACCCTTCATAATTTCCACCATCGCCATTACTAGGAAGTTGAACCTTACCAATCTGTGTACGAATTGGTAGCTGTGTCTGTGATGTACCAAAATTATCAAAAGCAGATAATCCTGTACTACCTCCCGAAGAATCTTTCATTACTATTCTTATGCCAACTTCATGAGGGTGAACGGTACCAACATAATCATCTGCAATTGTACCCCCCGAAGACTGACTATTATCAAAATTTCCTATTAAAATATCAACTGCTGTAGAAAAATTATACAATCCTGATTTAGGACAAGTCCACACTCCTGTAGTTTCGTCATAAGATGAGTTAGTATCTCCAGCGGCTGACATAATTTCCTCATCCATTATTACATCTTTCCATTCCGGGTCTCCATTACCATCAATATTTCCTTGTGTATTACCACTCAAAGTTCCAGTAACCCAATCAGCAGCCTCTACTATTTGATAATCTACAAGTCCAACTAAACTACTATCCCATATACCCTTACTTCCACCTGTAGGCGATTCTAAGTTCCAATATTTTCTTGTTGCAAAAGTAGCTCCTTCAGTAGATGTTACTCCACCTATAGAAGTTGAGCTATTATCAGGAGAGAAATGACATATTAATTTCTTAAATTCCGAATCTTCTATAAAATTACTATTTACAGTATAACCTATATTATCAAATATTCTTTGTATTATATTGTAAATCCAAAATGAAGGTCTCCAATCTTGAGAGACGTCTGTTTCATCAGATAGATTTACCCTTCCTGCAGCAAAATTAAACCCAGCTCCTGGATTTGGCCAACAGTCCCCATAACTCATTAGTGGGTAAACAAGCTCTGAATTAGCTTGGGTATCGTTAAATGACTGCATAATACTCAGGTAGTCGTAGGTAAAAGTTTCAGTGTCGTCATATATTCCCTCATCATTAAGATTAAGTCCTTTCAGTTTAGAAATCCATCCATAATTACCTCCAAAGATTGTAGCAGAATAACTATTTGGAGTAGATGTTTGTGAAGTTCCATTTATCTTAATTCTACCTCTAAAAAACTCTGTATCTCCAACTAAAACCCTACAATTTTTAAGACCTGTTATATCCTTAGTGTTAACTGATTTAACATTAAAGACATGAGATAATAATTGATTATTGTTTTTTGTAGCGGGGATTTCAAATGTTTTAGAGTAATCTCCAAATCTATTTTCTAAATTTTCTCCATCAGAAACAGCGTAAGATAAAGATAGTGGGAAATTTTCACTATCTGTTAACTCTATATCTCCTATAATATTATTATTTTTATTAAAAGATACTTCTCTACACTCTATATTGCATATTACAGCGCTCGAGTGTGTACATCCCGATTGAGGAGACCCTGTAGATTTAGATGACTTTATTCTAATTTGAGTTGCTGTAGCTACAAAAGTTTCACTATAATATCCGTCATTATATAATTTAGCGTTAGCAGAAATCCCTCCAGTTGTTGCAAAACCTAAGTAACCTGTATAACCCTCTGAAACTCTCATTCTAAGTGTTGTAAATGAAAGTACATAACTTTTCCCTATTGTTAAGGGAGTTGTTAATATATCTTCTAAATAATGGGCAGCGTCAGATAGTCCAGGCATACAGAAATTACTAGGAGTAGAACGAGAACTAATATTAAACAAATTAGCGCCATACAATAAGGTAAAAGCACTATTTGGAACATTATAACCCTTCCAATAGAAAGGAGGAAACCAACTTCCAGCGGCTGACCCAGTGTAGTTACCTAAAGTAACATCAATTAATTGTGGATTTGCATTTACAGAATCTATAACATCTGTTATTTGTAATCTAACTTTTTTATCCATATATTTTTTTAATTAGACTGAGTAACTATTGAGTTAGCCATAGTGTATTCTAAATTAAATTTAACCAACCCTAAAGCTTGGTCAACTGTTGTTAATGAACTATTAGTAATTGTTACAGGGAAATAATCTCTTGTTGATGGATGGATTTCAGCCGAGTTGTCTGTAACCCATTCAGTCCAAAATCCAGCTTCATTATCTAATTCTACCCAAACATTTGGAGAGGTTAATATTTCTTCTAGCCATTTTGATTCTTCCATATTAAGAGGTTCTGTATATACAGTTTTACTTCTTGTTGCTTCAACAGCTAGTGTATTAACAGAAGCTTTATATGTATCTCCTCCTAAAGCGTCTTGTGGGTTACTAAAAGTATTACCATTACCATTATACTGTTGAATAAACTGACGATTAGGAGATTGTCTTTCAAAAAATACTTTACTAACATTTACTGATTCTGATATATCTCTCTTTGCTGTATAACTATCTATACCTCCTAATCTATTTAACCAATGGAATCTTACATAGTCATAAGCTGTATTAGGGGTTTCGTGGTCTAATACATAATATCTAGATTCAGATACTGATTTACCTGTACCTAGTGTTGTCCCTGAGCAAATTAATTTAGCTCTGTATGAAATAGTATTAGATGTTATTGTACCAGCTGTAACACTATTTATATAAGCGGGAGATACATTTTGAGATAATACTTTCATTACTTCTGTGTCCCAAGGGTCTGAATTAGCTCCCCATCCTGAGTTACCCCACCAACCAGAAGTTGGAGAGGAGGCATTACCTAATGTATATTGAACATCTCTTAAAGTTGCTGTATGATGAGTTCCATCACTTTCAGTTGTATATATCTGTAAATAAAAATCTATCATATCGTAAGTATAATTAGGACTTCCAGTATTAGCGAATTTTTCCTGAAACCAAGATAAAAACTCTCCTTCATCATCTAATCTAACTTTCTTAAATATTTGAACCCTTTTCTCTCCACTTGTTGAATCGTTGTTTGGGAAGTTACTAAAAAATTCCTTATATGTAGTACCCGAATTACAATTTACATTATATCTATGAAGAATTGGTTTTTCATCATGCTGAAGAGCTGCGTTTACCACCACAATACCACCTGTGTTTTTAAAAACTTCACTACCACTAGATGTAGCTATAACTAATTTTTCAGATATAGTTGCGTCTTGCTCATAAACTTCAAACCTAGCCTGTACTTGTATAATTCTATCGCTACCTCCTATACTTGTAAAATCATAAGAATTATTTGTATTGTAATTTCCTCCCATATTAAAAAGTTCAGAAGGAGAGCCTTTCATAAATGGAGTGAGTGTGTATGATAAATAACTTTTAACAACAGGAGCTATATCAACGGTAAATGAATGCCAATCTTTTAGGGTAACTCCTGTTGTGTATTGAGGGTTCATACCTTCTCCCATTATTAAAGGCATGTCTCTAGATTTTCTTAAAGAGCCAATAAACGCCATATTAGATATGATGTTATCATGCTCACTCCATTTATTACCCATATATATATCAAATATAACATTAACTAAATCTCCCGATTTATACTCATCTTTGGTCATAAAGTTTGTTATACGATTATTTGTTTGACCCCATTGAACCTGATAGATAATAGGATTATTAACAGACATGATTTTTATTGCGTCACTCTTACTATATCCACTAGAAGCCATGGTGTCTAATGGATATTTAATGAAATGTATGTTTGATACTCCGTTAGTTACATTCGGCATATTTAATAAATTTTATATTTGTTATTTAAGTATTCATCTACCTGCTCTCTATCAGAATCGCTTAATACAGCATCATACACCAATATTTCTGCTACCCCACCATCAAAATGACTTGTAGCAATAGTAGGTATAGCTCCTATATACCACTTATTAGCCAAAAACTTACCTGTACCATCAAATCCTGCAGTAGTTTGTGGAGTTCCTGCTACCCCATTAGCGTATAGTCTTAATGTGTCCCCTGATAACTTATAGCATATTATAGCCTCAGTAGGTGCACTTGCAACATTAGCTGTTATTGAATTAGTCCCATCTGAAACTATTGCTTGATAAGAAGTAAGATATCTTTGACCCAACTCTATCTGTCCCGCAGCTGGAATAATAGGTTCAGATGTAAAAACACTTTCCTGTGTGGATGATACATCAGTATTATAAGCAGCTACAACAAAGATAGTAAAATCTCCTGATGATAAAGGAGAACCTACAACACTATCACATTCTAAGTAGTGTGTTGAACCGTTAGGGAAGGCGATTCTTGTTTTACCATTAAATTGACCTTCATTGGTTGGGCTATTTAGGGTTTCCTCTGCGTAACTATACCTTTTAGGTTGTAAGGTTTTATCAGTCTGAGAAACATTATTGTTGAGCCCTGATTTATCTCCCCAAGTTTCAACTTTTTTAGTTGGTATAGAAAAACCAACATTACTATCAGCGCTTAGCCATATTACTAAATCATCTATAGTATTAGGATAAACAGATTTTGGAGTGAAGCATCTTGTAAACATTCTCATATCAAACCTCATTGTTATCCTGCACAACTTATCATTCTTATTATTCTTTGTTCTTTCTATTTGTAATGATTCTTTATCTATATAAACCTGTGTTGGAGTAGGAGAAGATGTTGAAACATTCTGTATTACACCACCTGAATACTCTATCAAAACATTATCTAGCCACTCTAAAGCTAAATCTTGAAGATTATCCCATCTCTTTTGTAATGTAACCACATTTCTAACTGCTGTTTGATAATTATCATAAAATTCAATCTCTACATTATAATGTTCCCACCCTTCATAAATATCAGGCATCCTAGAAGTAGGCGGCTCCATAAGCATTAGTGGGTATATAGTATCGTGGTCTTGATTTACCTCTCCCTCGTATTTGAAAGCACTATCTCCATAAGTCCATTTGCTTTTAGCAACAGTTATGAAATCTGTTAGTCTTGTGATAGCCATATCTTTTTATTGTTTTTTCTGTTATATTTTTTTTTATTCAAATGTATTTTATTTCCAATCATACCTCCATTCTTTTTGTCCTCTTGGATTTCTAACCATTTAACATACTCTTTTAACTTTTTCTTATCTTCTTCTGATATTATCATGCTATTTTATTTGGATTCCTAATTTTATCATTAACAGCAGCTTCAAAATCTTTTGTTGCTGTTTGCCAACTCATATATGTTAATACTTTATATAAATTTGCATCTTTTACTGACTCTATACTATTTTTACCACCTTCTGTAAATACTCCCTTTTCTGCTATACTATATAAACTATTTAACCAACCATAAGGTTGTATAAATTTTTTATACTCTCCCGCTGTTCTTACTCCACCTGTTGGAGTTGGTCTTGAACCGAAGATATTTGAAAATGATTGGTCAATTTGAGATTTTGTATGCTTAAAAAAAAACTGAACTCCCAAATAATATCCATTGTAAGTAACTTAAATCTCTCTGTTTTCTTATCTATCGCATCTTCATCATATTCTTCTCCTGCTCTCCTACATAAAATTGCCATCTGCTCTGGTAATACATCAAATACTCCATGTTTCATACTCTCAATAGTCATATCTAACTGTGTAGCTTCAATATAATCCCCAAAAGTGTTATCAAACATAGCTTCTTTAGGGAAAAAGTATTTTTCTTCTTCAAACATAAATCCATCTACTCCCATAGGTTTATATTCCTCTGTTACCTTACCTATAAACTCCATAGCTCTACTAATACTATCTACATCACATCTTTGTAGGGTATTATCATCAATTTTTGTTATATATTGAAAAATCTCAGTATTCATCTTTAACATTTCAACTGTACTAATTTTAGAGAATGGTTTTTCTTCATCAAACTCCCCTTCTTTTAATTTAGCCCTATGTTTTTGTTCATTACTTTTAATAATATCATACCAACCACACCAATACTCTAATGTAATGTCCTTCCATTCTGTAGGAACTTCATATTTTTTACCATCAATATCTAATGTTACCATAAGTCTATTATATTTCTTTTAATTTAACTTTAAATTCATCACTTACTCTATCTTCAGCGTATATATCGTATGTCTCCCCAATTATTTCTGAGGTTTTTCTAAATAATTTCTTTTTCAATATTTCAACATCTTTACTTATAGATTTTCTTTTTATTCCCGATAAAAATCCAACAGATGAAAATACTACTAAGTTTGGAATCATATATCTCCATTCATTCATTAAAGATGTCTGTTTTTCATTATCTTCTCTAAATTCATTAGAATATGTTATTATTGATTCTAGCGTGTCTATAAAATCTCCAAATTTCCCCGCTTCATGCTCTTCAGTGATGTAATAAATAGAAGCTTTAACATATTGCAAGTATTTTTCTAATATTTGCTTGTGTTTTATGTTATCGCATACTATTTCCATAATTTTAGATAAATTTGTACAAAAATAAGATATTAAATAATACAAACCACGAAAAAAAAGGAAATCTACGAAAAATATACAATTTTACCAGAATTTGACCAAATTTCTCTGTTTACAGCCATTACAAGACAATCTACCATATCATCATGCTTACCTGATGGAAACTTAACACATTGTTGTATAAATGCTTCGTTCCAATCCCCTTTCAACAAAGTTACTCGCTCAGACTCTAAACTTGCGCTTATATCTTGTACTCTAGCTACCTTATCTTTAGTTGGAGGTTTATCTTCTCTAATATTTAACCCTGTTTCTCTTTTTAATGTTTGAACTATTGACTTACCCGAAGCTTTTGGCTCTACATATATTCTACTGCTATTTGTATATCCATTCATCTGTACCCACTCAGGAATAAATCTAATTAAATCAGGGAATGTTTTATGAACATTTATACAATTAATAATCTGCCATTTATTATCTAAATAAATATAAGCTAATAATGCTGATGGGTCGTTCTTTTGATTTTCAGTATATGCGGGGTCTATTATAAAATTCACATTTACTCCATTATTTTTTTTAGAATACTCATCTATCTTAAACCAATTACCCTTAATCAATCCTGAGTTTAGAGGAGTTGGAGTTTGCATTAGCTGACCAGAATACCCATAAGTACCTAAGGCTTCTTTATAATCTTGTAATATATCTCTACTAAACCTATCTGTCCAAAATAAATCATCTTCATCATAATATTGAGTTAAAGAAGATGGTTTTACGTCATCTGACAATTCTGCGGGTATGCAAATGTGTTTATACTTCAATCTTGTGTTTATACCATTAACTAAATAACCGCTTAAGTCATTTTCGTGGATTCTTTGCATTATTATTATTCTGACCCCCGTTAGTGGATTATTTAACCTAGAGTAAAATGTTGTTCGGTACCACTCGTTCGCATTTTCCCTTTCTACTTCAGAAGCAGCGTTTTTCGGAGAAACGGGGTCATCTATAATTAGGAAATCTGCTCCCTGACCTGTAATGGTACCTCCAACAGATGTAGCTCTTCTCATTCCCATATAATTATTCTCGTATCTAGCTTTTAAGTTCTGGTCTTTCTTTATATGGAATATTTCTCCCCATCTTTCTTTATACCAATCACTTTGAATAACATCTCTTGATTTAGTTGCGTGTTCTATAGATAGGTCTGCAGAATAAGAAGCGGTAATAAATCTAAGCTTAGGGTCTCTAATCCAACACCAAACAGGAAACAGTACTGTAGTAATTAAAGATTTAGTTGAACGGAAAGGTACATTGATAATAATATCTTTCTTTTTTGGTTTTCCTTCAATAATTCTTTCTGCTTCCTCTTGTAATAAATTACATAGATATTTATGATGCCAATTTGTTGATAGTGGTACAGATGGCTCTACAATATGCCAAGACATCTTAAAAAACTCATAAAATGACATCTCACATAACTTTTGCTCAATAGCAAGTTTTATAGGGTCGCTATTCGCTGTACTCATCTAGTCTTTTTCTCAATTCTTCAATAGATACATCTTCATTAAAATCAACCTTGATTCTTTTAGATGTATTGTCTGTAATCTCAGATGATGAGAGTTTAGGTACTGTATAGTTCATTAATTTCGCAACAGCATTTATATATGCTTCAGGGTCTTTATCAAATAGTTTCTCTAAAGCTAATTTAATCTTTGTTGAGTGTCCCTCCAAAGCCCAAGCTAAAGCATTTCTACTCATCGCAGTTGTTTTAGCTTTTCCCCTTGTTGGTTTAATTTCCTCTATCTCTTTAGTTAGTGGAGGTAAAGTTCTTGATTTTGGTTTAAGCATTTTTTCCCCATCTGCATTCTCTTTTATATTGTTCTCCATATCATCCATATTGCTATCTAATCTTAACCTTCTTCTTAACTCCTCTTTTTCTTTATCTTTCATAATATTATATTTAATATTACAAATAAACAAAATATAATTATACCAATAACGAAATTTATAGAAATAATATAAAATTCAACTTTAAATTTTTATTTATATTATATACAACCTTATCTTTATCCATATCCTTATCTTTATATATAAGGGTACTATAAACTATTACCCAACCCTTCCCTAACCCTTGATATTTCCCCTTTTTTCGTAGTTATTAAATTCCAATCCCCTAACTTGTGCTTACATTTGTATTACATTTGTATTTCCCAGAAAACATCCTAATAATCTTACTTAACTTACTCAGTATCTGTTTAATATGGATATAAAATTGAAGTTCAAAATTTATTCTGTATGTGTAGACCCTTAAGAAAGGCGGCTTCAAAATTTGACGGAAATTTGTAAAAACTCCCAAAATTAGCAAAAAATACTCCCATTTTTTAACAATTTGAGAGAAAATTAAAGAAAATATAAACTTTTTTAGTTTTTTTTGTCGTTTTGTTTGGAATATCCAAAGAAAAATCGCTAGTATTTTAATAGTTTTCTTATAAATTCTTTAACTTTCTTTCAAAATTATTTGTTAACTACACATCGCAAGAAACAAAAAGCAAATTATCACAATAAATTTAATGCTTGCGCTTTCGTTTCTAAAGTTAAAAGTTTCTTTTCATAAGTAATTATTTTAGTTAGTATTTATTTTATTTTTTATATGTCTAAGTCGTCGCGGTGGTGGTAGATTCCAGTACAATTATTGTATATTGCGTCGCTTTCTCTTATGCTTTCATCTCTATCATCACAAAAGACCGCACAATCACCACAAACGAAATCATCATCAATATATGTTGCGTCATCTTCATGCGTTTCACTTCCGCACTCGTCGCAACATCTCGTATTTTCTGAAGCTTCCCCGCTTACATTATTAAGCCTCAATATATCGCTGTCGCTGCATTCATCATTGCTTAAGGTTTGATTGTATGTGTTGAAGTGGTGAAAAGTGTCGGCGTATGGATAATAAGAATAAGAATCTGAATTTACTTCTACATCAAATAAAGGCGAGCTGCTACAAAATATCTCTTTATTATCCATTAGTACAGTTCTTTCTAAAAACTTTACAGGCTCTCTCGTTTTCTGTTCTTCTGTTACTTTGCTTTTTATATCGTACCAATTAAAACAATTTGCAAATCTAATATTTGTTGGCGCGTCTGTTATTATTTGCCCGCTGTCGTTTGTTTTTGGTTGTATTGTATTTACATTAAAATATTTATGAACTTCATTAAATAACTGCGTTTGCGTTTCTGCTCGGTGGTCTTGCGTTTTGGTATATATGCGGTCTATAAAAATTTCATTCGGTTGCATCTTCTTGCGTCTGTCTATGTCTGCTTCTGGTTTATCTATCCATACAAGCGACCGCGCTACTATTTCGTTTCCCTGTGTAAGTATTGCAATCTTTAGAGTGCTTGCATCTGTATTTATATCGTTGTAAATTTCAAAATAAGATAAGGGCTTTCCTTGCATACAAGATGCGTTTATGTCGCTTTTTTCTCCTATGTAAAAACTTTTTACACTTCCTTTTATTTTAGCTTCATATGCTAAATGTGTTTTTTCTTTATCTTGATTAAGGTTGTAAATTTGCGGTATGTGCTCGGCATCTAATACATGAAATGTCTTAGGCAATAACAAATTAGCGGCGGCGGTTGCTTCTGTTACAATGTTGTTAAATTCTTGCAATTGCTCGGCGCTAATTCCATCAGTTAAAAAGTAGTTATTTGCAAACTTTCGTAAAGTGCAGGCGTTGTAATATTTATTTCTTTGCTCGGTTGTTGGCTCTGATATTACTATTCCTGCATGTTCTATTAATTTAATAATTTTATCCTTTTTAATATATGATATTTTTAAAGGGTTACAAACGGCGTTGGCTATCGTATCAATACAAACATTAAATTTATCATTTTTTAATATTTTAGATTCTTCTATTTGCAGAATCATGCTTTTGCAAATCATTTTGAATTCTGAATTTTCTTTATACATTTTTTTAGTTTTTAAGGGTTTTTTATTCGTGTTTTGTTCTTTTTATTTCCTCTATTTCGTAGGGTATTTTTAATATTTTTAAGCTTGTAGTCCACTCCATCAGAGTAAAAATACTTTCGCTTTCTTTTATTATTGTTTCTTTTGTTCCGTTTGTTCTCGTTATTCTATAGTGTTTGTGTCCGTTTTTGTCTGTAAATTTTGAAATTAAATAATTATCCATTTTTTTAGTTTTTAAGGGGTTATTTTTAATATGTGATAAAAGAGTAAACAAAGACGCAAAAACCGATTAAAACGGTTGAAACTGCTATTGTTTCCGATATGTTGGCTATTCTTTGCGCTTTTCTTTGTGCTGGTGTTTCAAATTTGTAATTATGGAGTTTGCCTCCGTTTCTTCGCATAAACTCCTGGACTTGATTGGAGGGCAAAAATAAAACGGCGTTTGTTGCTCGGTTTGTTAGTTTATAATCTTGTAAACTTTTCAAAATTGTGTTGTTTAATAAATTTTTCATTTTTTTATAATTTAATTACATCATTAGTTAATACAATAGAATTTAAATTTAATAAAATTCTATCAGTTAGTTTTTGCGTGTCGTTGAAATCTTCATATTCTAGCTCTAGTATAAGTTTTTCTATTGTTGGGTAATCTTCAAAATCAAAAATACGGCTTTGCCCTATTTCGTTTTTATGCGTGTCGTTAATAAATATTATCCATATTAAATTTTCCATTTTTTTGGGGGGTTTTGTGGGGGGTTTTATCCCCCCGTTAAAATTAGTTTTATTTTCTATTTTCTGTTATTACTTGCTCTAGGATTATTTTTAAGTCCTCTAGAGGCGTCCAACTTACGAAATAATCAAAAGTCATTATCGTTCTAGCTTCTCCGATATACATTTTATAGAGGTTGTCTTTTTGTACTTCCTTAGATGCGTTATCTAGTTCTTGAGATAGCCTATTTATTAGGTAGCTTCTCTCTGTTTGTTGCTCCTGTGTTTCGTTGTTTACATTTAACATTTTTTTAAGGTTTTAATTAATAATAGGCAAATATAACGGCTAATTATTGGACTATACAAATAATTTACAAAGTATTTACAATTTATTTCTAATTTATAATGATTCTAAATAAGCTTTTAGGCTAAAAATAAATTTAGGCAAGTCTAAAAATAAATTTTAGGCAAGGCTAAAAATATATTTAGGCGAGGCTAAAAGTACTATGCATGCATAGTAAAAAAAATTTCAAAAAATCTCCTAATATAAGCCCCTAACAGTTTCAGGACTATATATAAGCCGAGGACAGTTTCAACAGTAAATCAGCTTCAGGAACTTGTTTGGGAAGAAAAAAATTTTTTTTATTTTTTTATATAAGCGGGAGACAGTTTCAACAGTGTTTTGTTTTTTTTATATATAAGGGTAAGACAGTTTCAAGGCTATTTTACTATATAGAAGCCTCCAACAATTTCAACAGAACTTAATCTTTAGTGTAGGTTTTGTATGTAAGTATCTGATTTATAATTGGTTGACTAACTTCACATACCTCAGCTAAATCTGATTGTGTATATACTCCAGCCGCATATATTTCTCTAATCAATTCAGCTTGCTCGTATGTAAACTTTCTTTTTGCATATCCTCCACCTCTCCTATCTTTTCTATCTTCTCTTTTAATCTTCCCCATTATTCTTTTTTTTATTATCTTTAATCTTTTTTCTCTCAACCTTATAACAAACACTACACAATCCTATTATCTCTGTTGTTAACGGGTCGCATTCTTCAGGATTTTTAGAGTCAAGACGAGCTCCTAAATAACTTTTATTCTCTAATAGCTCAAACTCTTTCATACATACATCACAAATAATCTCCATCATAACTTTTTGGTATTAAGTTTATGATTTTGAAAACAGGGTTCTACCCCCTGCCCCCTGTACCCCCTATATCCCCCTCCTCTATAGCCTGCCCCCATCATACTGTTTATGCATATAATTATCAATAGCTTCTTTACATTCATCAAACCCTTTACATACTTTAGCTGTATATCCAACTTCATTTAGGTATTCAATCCATTCGTGTTGATGTTTTGAAGCGTAGGACTTTCTATCTTTCTTTATTTCTAAAAAAAGACCACATGATTCTCTGGTAGGGTAGCAGATTTGGAGGTCGGGGAAACCTTTTATATAGCCGCTAGCTTTCGCTTTTACGGCTTGAGTATAAGATGTTCTTATCCCACCTAAACTCGCACAGAATTTAGCTAAGGGATATTGTAGTTGTAGGTATTTAACTACTGACTTTTGGAGCTCGTACTCGCTTTGACTTTTTGATAACCCGTTTTTTGTTGTCTCGTTTAGCTTTTGGCTTATCTTCTTTTTCTTTTTCATCTGTTAATTGTTGAGCAGACTTAACAAGTTCTAAAAGATTTTTATCTGTATTATGCATAATACTTATTTTCTTGTTAATCTGATAATATCTTATATCAACTCCAATGAGCCATAAGATAATTACTGCTAATGTAATGTAAATTGTTGTCATAGTTTATTTTTCTTGGTTAATTTTTTCTAATTCAAATTCTAAATGAGCTATAGCTTTCTTGATACAGTCTGTTGGAGTGTCATGTTTTCTGTAAGCTCTTAATATATATGTTGTTGCCGTTGCTAGATGGTAGGTTAAATCAAAGTTATCACAAACTTTTCTTGCTTGATAACCCTCCTTACCCTTGTAGTATTCAGGAACTCTGTTGTCGTTAGACAATCCTCCTGATAATGTTTTACCATCATATTGGTCTGAGGTTGAGCTCATATTCCTATCAAACTCGTAATAGTATTTACTCTTCTCCTTTTTCATCTAAATAGTCAATAAGTTGTTGAGGAGTGTATATAGTTAAATTGTTATTATAACTTTTATATATCATTGTAAACTCTGGCTCTAATTCGTTAAATGTCCAAAGAACCCTAACCCCATTTTCAATCTGTTGTCTCAATAATCTTTTTATATTATTAAATTTCATAATGCAAATATATAAATTAATAATTCATAATAAGTAATTCTGTTCCTTTATTTTGTTTCTTACCTTTTTGAGCTCCAGCAGCTTTGTTAAATTCTTTACTTTCCCATCTGTATTTATCTTTAGGCAACCACTCGCTTAACAAATCAAAATCATAATAAGACAAAGCAAATTTACCTTTTATTCTTTTAAGATGTGTTACTAATGTGTCGTGGTCATCACTATCAAAATCATGATTAGAATAATAATCTTCTGTTTTCCAATAAGGAGGGTCAACATAAAAGAAGGTTGTAGGGCTATCGTATTTTAATATTAAGTCTGTGTAATCTAAATTCTCAACCTGAGTTATACCCTCTAACTTTTTGATAACATCTTCCTTCTTTAACCTCCTTCTTAATGCGTCGTATTTACTATCATACTTACCTTTTAAGTCAATGAATTTACTTTCTAGTATCTTACTACCGCTGAACACCTGAGTTGCACAATAAGCATATTGTCCAGCTATCTCTTTATCTCCTAATTCATAGGGATAATTAAAATCTTTAACCATGTTAAGTGAGTTCTGAGCTATGTTAAATGTTGCTTCGTCTTGAGATTCAACTAAAGATAACATCTCTGAAAATTCTTCAGGACTTCTCATACATTCAAATAGATTTGCCATAAACTTATTCTTATCATTATAGACAACTTCTTTTAGATTTGGTTTCTCATGTATATCTCCTTTAACATATACCCAGAAAGCTCCTCCAAAAACCTCTACATAAGTTTCTATATCATTTGGTATGTATTCACATATCCATTTGCTCATTCTTGACTTACCTCCTATATAACTAATCATTTTTCTTTTTATTTAATTTATCTATGTTTTTAATAATTTTATTTCGGTTAACAGAAGCGCTTATTGAGCGCTCTATTTGTGTTACTACATACATTCCTACTACAACTCCAACAACAAATGTTATTAATGATAATGTTATTTCCATAATATTATTTAGTTAATTTATCGTATTCATTTATTACCTCTCCCCATATCTCATGACCCTCATAAACTCTAGAAACTCTTATATAAAATATAGTTAGATACCTTTTATATATTGCAGCTTTATCATCTCCACTACTTAGTATAGTGTATCTCTTATGGTCTGGTATTACTTTAAGTGTTATTTTTATTGGGGTCATTATTTTAATTTTTTAATTTCCTTATTCATAATATTAAGTCCTGTTCCCTTCCTACTTCTATATACTAATCTTTTATCTATACGCTCAGGCTCTTTACTAGCTTCGTTCCATATTAATTGTCTGTGTTCTTTTATCCATTTATAATAATTCTGAACATTTAACACAAAACTATCTGTCCCTCTTACTCCTTGTCTAAAAGCTTGAACTATATCCTCAAAATATAAATTCTTAAAATCTTCCTTAACATCATAAGCTAAAGATTTAGCTAGTATAACAATATGTTTCTCATCTTTTAACTGTCCTAACTCAACTAATGTTTTACTTATTAAATCAACACACATTAGCTCTAACTCTTTTATATCTATGTCTTTTATCATCTTATTTGGTCTTTTCTTATTATTAATTTATCAGTAAATTTTTTATCCTCATCTTCTAATACTAACATATTTTTATCTCCAACACTCATAATGATATTATCTCCAACCACCAATCTAATCTCATATCTTTCAAAGTATCTGCCGTTTTCTGGATAAACTCTATATTTATCTCCATCTAAAGACATAACATAAGCGTCTAAAGATTTATCTGTAAGCTGATTTAATTCCATTTGAGTCATTCTGCTTCTATGTTTCATTAACTATTATTTACTATATCTCTAGCTTTCTGCCAAGAGTCTATTTGATTTTCTACTTTACTTGATTTATTAGAGTTTGTTGAGTTCTTCTCCCAAGTCCTTAAAGAAGCCTTCCAATCTTTCATAGAGTTCTTCCCAACCTTCCATCCGTTACTTTCGTAGAAATCTATGAATGTTTCGGGGTTTATATTGTTACCTCTCTCTAAACAATACTCTTTAACCTCATCTATTGTAGGTTTTTTGAATTTCTTTATTAGTGGTTTAGATAATTCTCCTGTGTCTAAGGCACTAATCTCTGATAAATCAACATCTCCTATGCTGTATAGGTCATACTTATCTATTAATTTTATAACCGACTTATGAGCGTTAACATTTTCGTTTAACTGTCCATACTGAAAGTCTATAAATTTAGGTATAAACCATTTATTACCATTATCAAATATTCTAATGTTCTCTGAGTAATATTTTATAGCGTCCTTCTTGTTTATCTTAGACCCTATTCTAATCTCAGCAACCTCTAAATCAACATCCCACACTCCAGCGTGATTACAGTCATCTAATATATATAACCATAGCAACTTATATTTAGTAGGTAAACTTCTTATGAATCCTTTTTTCCATTTTTCTGTATCTGTAAATCTTTTAGGCATAATTATTTATTTTAGTAGTGAGTATTAATAACATTATTTACTTTGTCTAAGGTTGGGGTTTCGTCAACATCATATATTGATTCATCATAATAAACCTCAGCTTTACATCCCTTGCAGTATCTATAATTTTTTACCTTTGATATAGACTCTACAACTTTATCTCCACAATAGTAGCACAACTCCTCTCCATCTTCATATACTACCTCGTTGCCATACTCATCTTCCCACTTATCAAACTCATAGTAATTTCCTCCATAACCACCTCCCCAATAATTTTTACCTACATTAGAAAAATCGTATGTTGTTTTATTGAACTCAGTATTAATATATTTCTCACATCCTAAATGAACTATAAGATTATATATTAAGTTAAGGCAATTTTCTGCATCATAGAAATCTACAGTTTCACTATCTGTATGGGGATTGTAATATCCGCTACTCATATTAGCTACACAAACATCTAAACCATTACAGACTAATTGCTCTACATCTGTCATCGCTCCTTTTGTTTCTTTATATTCATGGTATTGTAAAACAGGAGCAATCTTTTCTGAAAAATCTTTACCAAACAAATCCTTGCCACCTATGTTGTTTACAAAGTCATTATGACCTCTCCTGTCTGACTGAAACACATATCCAACATCTTTGAACCATTCCATATCAGCCTGACCGCTACCTACACATCCAACTTCTTCTGAATGAAAGAATGCACATTTAACTATCTCTAGGTCTAATAACATCTCTAAGCATATCCATACTCCCACATTATCATCTCCACCTACTCCTACTTGTTTTTGTTTGTCGTTACTAAATGCAAATAATACACCATCATTATCAAACACCTTAAAGTCTTTATGTATATCATGCACTGTATCTGTGTGAGAAACCACACAAGGATAGTTTTCTGAAATTCCCTTAGTAACATAAACATTATTGTTTTTTATTACTACTGATGCTTCAGGAACATTTTTTGTTACAAAATCTTTTATGTACTCTATCATCATTTCCTCTCTACCTGATGACGATTGAACTGATAATACATCAATCAGTCTTTGCTTAGTTTCATTCATATGTTTTTATAGTTTTTAAGGGTTAACGAAGGGTTCTCTAACCCTTCAAATCTTATACAAAGATACGAAATAAATCTGAGACTGCCAAATAATTTGGTAGTTATTTCTAAATATCTATTAATAATTGTAACAACGGTAGCAATATACCCTTAGAAGTGTTGTTGTCTCCACCTTTAAGGTCTAAGTTTGTATTAAGAAACTTTCTACATTTTTCTTTAAGCTTCTCTGTTTTGATAAGGATAAAAGAATCCTTAGATACAACAAAACAATAGTAATCAGCTTGAGTCTTAGAAATTCCAGATGGCTTACCACGGCTTTCATATTCAACAAACACGCTGCCAGTCTCCGCAGCTTTCAGGTCTGTCTTAACTTCTATTGACTTATCATTAAGTATATCTCCGAGCTCTTTCTCTTTGATTTGTCCTAATTTTAAATCGTATCTAAAATCGTTTGAGTATTCCATATTAATTTTATAAAAGGAAGGGGGTTAAGTTTACGTCTGAGAGTCTTACTCTGTGCAGTGTTTGCTTTCCCCCAACCTATTAATTAACTAAACCATGTATTAGAATGGTACATCTGTATCATCAGAGGTTACAAATTCTGATTTACCAGTGTCTTTTTTAGGAGCTTCATAAGTGTTCTCAAAAGCATAGTGAGTAGCTCCTTTTTCTGATGGGGTTTTTCTTTCAGCTATTGTAATCTGCACCCATCCATTTTTTGCTATCTTTTGTAATTCATCTAATTTAAGATTAGCGTTAATTAGTGTTCCGTACTGAGTAGTAAATTCTTTAATACTACTAGCGATGTAATTCTTTTCTGCCATTTTGTAATTGTTTAATTGTTAGTAATTTATCTAATTCTTTGTTGATTAAAATTATTTTTTCTTTCATATCTTCAACCTGTTCTTCAACAGAATCTTTCATTAAATCTAATTGAAAACATATATCTTTGTATGGTAATATGGTTAATTTAGGATAAGGAACAGTGTAGTCATCAAAAGTTCTACATGAATGTAATACAGTTGAGTGGTTATGTAATGTAATTTTACCTATTTTTTCAAAACTGTACCGAAAATAGTTTCTCATAACATAAAAAAACAATCTTCTTGCATCTAAAATCTCTCTTTTTCTTACCTTACTTCTAATCTGTTGCTCGTTTATATCCATTTCTTTCTGTATATAATCAAATACAAATTGTATTTTTTTTCTGTCTCTTTCCATAATTACCTTCTGTTAGTTGGTAGGGCTTTTACCATATCATAGTCCTCCTCTCCTTCAACTACTATAGAGTGTCTGTTTGGTATATCAACTTCTATGATATCTATTACATCTCTAACATCTATATTTAGAAATGTAGCTAATCTAGCCATATGAAAGTATCTTAAATAAAAAGGGTTATCAATATATTTTTCTATTGTACTTCCTTTTACATTTATTATCTTACCAAATCTTACTTTGGATATACCTCTAATACGAAGTATTGCTTCAAGTTCATTCTTAGAACTTCTTATCTTGTCATAATTATTCTTTGCCATCTTTTATTTTTTTAGTTAAACATTTTTTTCCATTGTTTTCTTACATCAGTTTCAACCACATCTTCCTTTAACATTCTTATAACAGATGATGCTTCATCTTCACTGTATGTATCTATCTCTGAAAGTATTTCAGATTTTTCTGGTTCTGATATAGGACTAATCTTTAACAGAGACTCTATTACACCCATCTGTATAGATGAGCATAATAAAGGTTCTCCATTAGTTAGTTCATCAAACCACTCCTCGTTCATTAGTCAACAATCTCATCTTGACCAAACACTCCTTGCTCGTAGAATCCAGCAATCTTTAATACAACTCTACTCATAGCTCTTTTCTCTGCCATAGCTACAGGGAATTTTTTACCTCCTCCCATTAAGTTGTTATCTGCAGACTCTCCGAAAGACATCATGTTTCTAGCTTCTCCATTTACAGTCATAGAAGCAACAGCTTTTAATACACAATATCCTTTCTCAATATCCATACTTATAACTTCATAAGCTACAGTTATCTTTTGTTTAGATACAATCTTGTCTATACCTGTTCTTGTAATAATTACAAATCCTCTTTTGTCTTTGTAAATATCTTCTTCAGTTAAACCGTTTTCAATATAAAGCCTTCTTAAAGCTTCTTTCTTGGTTTCAATTTTTACCTCAGTGTTGTTTTCAACTTTTTTCATTTTAGTTTTAGTTAAGTTATTACTCATTTTATAATTAGTTTGGTTAATATTCTCATTTAATTCTTGCTCTCTCATTGCCATAAATTCTTCTTTCATTCTACCCATATCTGTATGTTTTTTTATTAAAATTATATTCTCTACAATATGAATCTAATGCTGTTTCTGAATGTTCTTTACAATCAAAACAAACAAGTATGTCTGTATCAATAGTTGCATCACAACAAGAACTTACTGTGTCCCATTCATCAAATTCATCGCTACATCCTGAACATACATCCATGTCATCCATCTTGTCGTTCATTCCGCAGTTCTTACATTGTGGGGTATCATCTTGGTACTCTCTTGGGTCATCATACTGACCTCCTGTAATAATAGTTTTAATCATAGTTAGTTTTTTAGGTTTATATTCTATTTATTCTTTCAAATCTTGTACAAAGATACGAATAATAAATGGAACTGCCAAATTATTTAGAAAGTTTTTTTAAATTTCTTTGTTATTTATCCTTATCTTTATCCTTATCTTTATCCTTATCTTTATATATAAGGGTTTACTAAAGGGTTAGGGAAGGGTTGTTTAACTGTTAAAAATAATGTGTAATTCTTGCAACCTGTCCGTTAAATTTCTCGTGTAAAAAACCTTCAACAGCTTTAGGCACCCCGCAAAATCCTTTTCTACTATGCCAACTATCTGTTCCTGAGGGACTTCTTAAGTATTCTATAGTAACTCCTATATAATCTTTAGCATCTAAATACTTATGTTTAACTTTATGATGTAAGTGATGTAAATACCAATACCTAAATTTAGTTTCAGACCATTCTTTTGGTTTTTCATTAGCCATTAATAAGGGTAATTTATCCATTTTAGCTCCATCTCCATGTTCTAATCCTATTAAACTATTACCATATCTATAATATTTTCTATGAGAAACTTCAGCGTCAACAGTAACATCATCACATTTTCTAAACCAAGATTTTAATGCGTGAGCTAAATGAAATCCACTCTGGTAATCGTGATTAGACATACTATGAACACAATCTACAGGAGCAACCTCTCTCAACATCTCAACACATTTAACATATAAAGCTAATGCTATTTCAAAATGCTCCCACCATTTACCATCTGTATCTTGTGGAGTTCCCTTAGTTGTAGTTCCATAAACATTGTCTATATGTAGAATATCATTACCAATACAAAACAATATTCTATCTACATTAAAGTTTTCTACCTTCCATAATATACCATTTATACCCTCTATAACTCTATTGACAGCAGTATCTATATCATAACCGTCAACAGTTTCAACGCTATTTGCATATTTACCTATATGAATATCCGCTGGATTTATTACTAACAAATGCTCGTTAGCATCTTTTTTATTTCTTTTTAATTTTTTGTAGTTTGGAGAGTAATTTTCTATTAAATCTTTGATTTTAGGAAGTATATCCTCTTTATCTACAACATCTTCTTTTGTAACTATAGAGAACCTTAGCTCTCCTGATGATGACTGCCAATGCTTAACACTAACTACATCCTTTTTATTTATACCCCTATCCTTTAAATGAATTTCTAAGGCTGTATTACCATTAATATTATCAACAGTTTCAGCTCTATTTTGATAAATTAATTCTTCTTCTTCTGTGGTAAGTCTTAATCTTTTTCCGTACTCTTTCATAATTTTTTTTCAAATATACAAAAAAAATAATTATAAAAACGTAAAAGGGGGAACTACCCCCCTTTCACAACCCAAAAAAACTACTTGAAAACATAGAAATACTCCCGAATGGGAGTGTGTAGTTATCAGCAAAGATAACTATTTTTTACAACAATCATTGCCACAAACAGGATTTTTTTCAAACGCTGAAAAAATTAAAGGTAATACACCTATCCCTGTTAGTATTAAATTATTTGTTGTTATACCATGTGCTGTTATATCAGCTGAAGCAGCTAATACAATTACACCTGATACAGTTCTTTTACTAGACCACTTACCTTTGTTATCCTTAAATAACTCTAATACAGCTTTTACTAATTCTGTAATTGGTTTTATGGCGCTGTCCGCAACAGCAGACCCTATCCATTTTGTAAACGGGTTTTTAAATTTAATACCCATATTACTTCTTAGATATATCAGCTATCCCCTGACCTAAGATAAGAGCGAGAATTGCGTAATAAACTTTTTCAACTTCTACTTCTGTTAATCCTAATTTAGCCGCAATAAAAGGAACGAATATAGCTCCCATTGTGTACCAAAATTTTCTTGAACCAAACATTTTCTTTAAAATATCCATTTTATTTAATTTTTAATTATTAATATTTAGAAACGGATAGCCGCTCCTACTTTAAATTCTCCATCTTTACTGTAAGACGGTTCTACATATAACTTTTCCCATACTTGTAGGGAATATCCTAAACTTAATTCTACATTATCTAAATCAAACTCATCTGTTGAAGATTTAGCTGATACAAAAATACCTCCACTTACATTAAATCTACCAAAGACATCATAGTCATCTCCATTTTTTCTTAATCCAATTGTTAATTTGTCATTTACCTCATAACCAACACCAATACTATTAGTGAAATTACTTACTCCCCAACTCTCATCGTCTGATGGCTGAGAAACATCGCTCACTGCTATAAACTGAGCTGACGAAGCTAATGTTGTAAAAACTACTGCTAATGTTAAAATTACCTTTTTCATTTTATTTATTATTTTAAATTAATATACTCTATTGTTACTTCTTTACCATCCTCTAAAGCTTGTGCTATAGCAGGATATATTCTAGTGTAAGCTTGTGTAGATTTTCCTATGTAACCATCTTTTTCAATCTGATTATTAACTTGAGTATCTCCAATAAGCAAACAACCAGAAGTGTGCTCATCAGTATTACCGCAATGTATAAGTATATACTCAAAGTTCGGAACATCTCTTACCCATAAAGTTCCCTTATGTATATCAGAGAACCTTTTTTTATATTTATTATGTATTCCACCAACTGTTCTTAATGTTATTCTATATGTGCCTTCTGGTATTCTAGTTTCTGTTATAACCTTTTCTTCCATAGGTCTGTACTCATCTTCTAAAGTATAACATAAGAACTTCTCTCCATCCGTTACATCAAACAAAAGTCCATTTGTAGAATCTTCTTCACTACTAAATCGTACTACTCTTAATTTCATACTATCTTCCTTGACCTCTATACTTTTTTTTATAACCTTTTTGTCCCTTAGAAGCATTCTTACTATGAACTCCCTTACGCTTCTTACTATTAGTTTCCCTAAAGACAAATCCTAATCCTTTTCTAGCCACTACTCTGTTATCATTAAAACCTCAACATCACAAGCTGCTGTATCAGCAGTTGCTTTTATTCTTACTACATCTGTCAATTCAGGAACCGCTCCTGTAACATCAACCCCCATATCTGGCGACATTAAAAAGAAACTTTCTCCCGCCTCTATTTTCTGAAAATACGCAGCAGTAGCGCTTATGTAAAGCTCTAAAGTTATAAAATTAGCATCATCTAAATTTGTTATTCTAAAATAACACCAATCATCAGTTACTACCTGACCTCTGCCATCTACTGAACCTATATAAAAAATATCTGTAAAATCTTCTTCTGATGCTGTTATACTCATTATTCTTTGTATAACCTCTCCTTGACTTCCAAAAGATTTAGCTACAGCGTTACCATAGCTTACCCCGTTAAGAGTTATGTTTTCTGATATTGTTACTGTTGCTATTGCGGGAGTTACTGTAGTTGCCATATTATTTATTTTTTAATTTGTAAAATTTATATATTGTAAATGCAATCGCTAAAGATATTGAAATTAAAGTCAATATTTGATTGCATTCTGTTAAGGTTAAAGCGCTCGCCCCTCCATTTGCCATTACTACCTGAGCTGTATCTTTTGTCATTTTTTTTGTTTTTTAATTTGAATAAATTAATTCTATTGATATATTGAAATATAAATCATTACTTCCTCCAGCTGACTTCACTAAAGGTATTATTAAATCTCCCTTAGACAAGCTTCCTACTGTAAAAGATGTCTCATCTATCACTCCCATTTTATTATTATTACCATAAGTAGAAACGCTTATTTCATCTAAAATAGTTATGGTATTAGTCCCAGCTCCTACCTCAAAAGAATCCGAAAGATTTGCTGTTGGAGTACACTTAATTAATGCTAATGTAGCTGTCTCTGAAACATCTCCTGCCATCCATCCAGAAATTTGATTTATAGAGCATTTTACTGGAGCTGCATAACAAGACGACCTCATTACCTTGCTTACTGTAATATCAGTTGCTGCCGTAATACTAGAAGCTCCATAATCTTCTGCAAACTCAAAAGAAGCTTTAGTGTCCGTCATGGCTGATGGGTACCAATAGTTAGTAGAGCCGCCTGGATTCATAAACCCTCTAATAGTAACAATTGTTGATTGTAATGAAACTTGAGGAATCCACTCAACAGAACCTGTAGAATTTTTAGAAAGAACTGTACTATTAGAAGCTGTGCTAAAATCCAAAGGAACATGAAGGTTATCGTTACTTAAATTTTTATGTTCGTTAGAAGCCATTAAATATTGTTTTTATATTTATTATTAATCTCTTTTAATTCTTTTGCTAAATCCATTATTTCATCTTCTTCAATTTCATATTCTTCTTCGTGTTCTTCTTCAATATCGTATGTGAATCTTATAGTCATCTCCTTACCTTCTTCTTCTACTAACACTATTAACTCTCCATCTTCATGTAAATCCTCCATCATCTCATGAGTAAAATGGAAACTATGGTCATAATCTACATCATTATAATAATCAGCGTTAGCTTCATCACATTGAGATTTACTTTCGTATTGACATTTACCTGTCTCTCCGAATTTCCATAAATTATTTTCACACTCTAAACAAGGCATAATTTTAATTTTTAATAATAATAACCTTCATAATAATCACAACCATAATTACAATTATAATCTCCACAACAATTTCTGCGTCTATCATAAATACTATCATACATTATAATTCCATGATTTTTCCAAACACCTGTTCTGCATGGTTTATTAGATTCATAAGTAGGGAAATCTCCATCTTGGTCTGAGTCATTAAGATACTCTATAGCGTCCTCTAAAAATATTTCTCCCTTTCTGTAAGTGTCTTGTTTATAGACATTTAGCTCATCAGGATTTACAACATGACTAAATTCATCCATACTTGTAACAACACCCATGCTTGTGCTATTCATTTGAATCTCATTTATAATTTCAAATCTAGTAAACCAAGCTAAAGTATCTAAAAGATAGTCTGTTAGAAATGTTTGATTAGCAGTTGTTAATGTTCCCCCGTCATTTTGTTCTTTTAATTCCCCATAAAACTTAACACCTAATTTATCTTTTACATGAGCTAGCTCAGTGATAATTAAATTATTATCACTAATTAAATAAGGGTCGGTATTAGCGTTAGTAAAAGACTTGCTAATTACTTCAGCTGCTGTTATAAGTGATTTATATTGTCTTAAATTCGCCATATTAATTTTGTTCTATAGTTGTTTCTTTTCTTTCGTCAACCTCCCCATCTCCATCATCATCTTTTTCTACCACTATAACCTCTCTATCCGAAACAAACATATCTCCATCATCTAACATATCAAAATCTTCATCTAATAAAGCTCTCTGTTCGTTTATAGTTAACACTTGTTTAATATCTACATCATTAGCGTAAGAAACTGGCGGCTCGTAATGTATCTTTAAGTTCTTAGGGTCAAATCCCATTTCATGATATAGTAGTTTGTGAATACCTGTTAGTAATAAATCTGTAGTTTCTTTAATAACAGTAGTCATAACTAAGTCATAAGATATTCTAATTTCACTTCCTGTATTATTCATCTTACCGGAACTAACGATACCACTTAAAGATGGTTGCCATCTATGAGCGGTAATTATATTTTGGTCTGTAATTTGTTGAAGCTCCATCCAACTACCATCTCTATCATCTTTTAATATCTGAACATTAGCATTTGCTGTATCTCCATTCTTAACGATAAACATAATTTTACCATTATTACCCTGTCCGCAAAATTTCTTTTGAGCTTCTGTAACTAATTTTTTAGCTTCTTCCTCTCCCATATCTCCATTTATCTCAACGATAGCTGAAGGCTGGAATCCATTTTGGAATTGTGTGTTATTCCATAGTCCTATTTCATAATCTACCGATATATGTTCTAGTCCAGCAACATAATCAGGTAGTCCATAAAAACTAAAAGTAGGCTCGTAATCTTTGAACTGCATTACAAATCTACTTGATGTTACTCTAGGGTATAGAGCTATTTTTTGTATTTTTTCATCTTGACTTCTATAGTTTTTCCAATCAGGATGCACATAGACATCTTTTTTGTTTTTAGACATTCTAACTGTAGTAGCGTCTACATGATAAAGATTTATACCCCCATCATATAAAACACCCTCTATATAAGCGTTACCAAATGTATAGTAGTCATCTGCTAATTTTTTGAATACATCTCTCAATGATTCTCCATCAGCGTTTACATCTTTAATAAAATCTCTTGTAGCGTCATCTTTACAAACGAATTTAGCTCCAGCTGTAAACACAACTTTCTGAGCTAACACAGACCTGTGAGTAGATGATTTTCTTTTAAGTTCTGCTAGGTATTGAGGAAATAAATTATCTTTTCCAAAAGGAATAAACTTAGTATTTATCCTGTTTAAATCTAGAGGCTCCACCACATTAGGAGGAGTCACTAAATCAAATACGCCAAACTCAAAAGTATTACTCTTTGTCTTTTTCTTCGTTACCTGACTCTTTTTCGGACTCGTTTGTTTCTTTGACTTTGCTGACTTTTTTAGCATCTGTTTTAGTAGTTTTATTAGTTTTTTCTGTTTTCTCAACAAGTTTTGTTAATCCTAAAACTTCATATATAAAAGCTAATTCTTCCTGAGTATTACCTTCATTTATTGAAGTTATATTGCCGCCTCCATATCTTATTTGTTGATACTCAACTAGAGCTTTGTATTTTGCCATAATAGTATATATTTTTATTTGCTGTAAATCTACAACATTATTTTCACAATCACACATATAAATAAAAAAGATATAAGGGGGTTTTTACACCCCCTTTTATCATTCTTATAAATATTAGTCAGTTGTAGCTGTTAAAGCAGCTAAGTCTGGAGTTAAAGTACCAGAGTATAATCTCGGTAACTCAAACTGTCTAGCTGTTAAAACTACTGTAATTCCATTTTCCTCAGAATAAGCACCTCCTGTTTGACCTTCCATTGAAGTAAGGTTTAAGTAAGTCTGACTTCTTGCTATCTGAGCAGTAGAAGCTCCTGTACCTGAAGCTGGTGCTCCTACAGAGTATTTATTACTCGCTCCAATAACATAAACCTTGTCATTTGTATCTACAACTAACCCCATCATACAAGTACTTAGCATTTCTTGTAGAACACCATATTTAGCGCTGCTCATTCTTGGTATGTAGAAAGATAAAACACACTCAAAAGATGTTGAACCATTCTCTTTTGAAGCTGTTACATTTAATGTAGGAGTTTCATCCTTAAATTCATACATTAACCAATCTGCATCAGAAGCTCCTTTTTTAATACTTGATATAGCGTGATTTGAGCCAGCTGTTGTTGCAAAAGTTATTATATCAGTAGAATCCCAAGTTCTTAGAAATATTTGTGATATACCACCTGTTCTTTGTAAATCAGGGCATGTTATTGATAATCCTGTTGTTAATCCCATTTTATTTTATTTTTTAAAGTTAATAATTAATTAAGAAGTAAGACAAGCTCCATATACTAATGAACTCCAACCATACTGGAAGCCCATAGTGAAGTAAGAGCGAATATACATCTTATCAGTAACTTCATCATAGAACATTTTTAATTCATTTTCAGGAGCATTAACATCTGTTCCAATAAATAAATTGTCTATTGACGCATATATAACTCCGTTTTTAGCGTCAAATCCTGCTGCTGCAGAGTCAAGTACACTAAAAATATCAGGCTTGTCTGCTCCTGTTCTTGCAGTTAAAGCCTCATCCCAAGTATATAAAGGCACACACTCAATTCCTCTAAAGTATAATCTACCTTTTCCTGTTTGTGCTTCTGAGTGTCCATAATCAACTGAACCAGCTGTCGCAACCGCTGTTAAAGAAGCATACCAAGCATTGTAAATATTTGGAGTCATAAACATTCTCTTTCTACCCGCTTCTAATTGTTGTAGTTCAGAAGGAGCTCCTTCAAACGCTTGTCCTAATACTGTAGCTGCGTCTGCACTAGGTATTCTTGCTGATACCACATTATAGTCTGCTGCTACTCCACTACCTGTTACTCTTTGTAAAGAACCTGCGTGAGCGAAATTAGCATCTGCTCCTAATTTATCCCAAAGTCCTTCTCCCATTGATTCGTAAGTACAGTCTGCTACTGCAGTAGCTGTCATTCCTGCCCAAATATTTCTACTCATATCATTCATGATACCATTTCTTACTCTGTTGATGATAACATCAGCTAATTGAGTTCCTGATAAGTCAGGCATACTGATACCATTCTTGTAAGACTCTACAATAATTTGGTCTTTAAACTCTGTCCAACATTGTTCTTGTTTTACAGAAACATTTTCTACTGTAATTGTTTTCTTTGTAACTGAAAATCCTGCAGGGTCGCAACCTGCGTTTGCCCCACAACCTTCGTTTACTGCTGTAATACCTCTTAACGCAGGAGCCATTGTTATATTTTGTTTATATTTCACAGATGGGTATATAGTGTAATTACCACTAATACTGTCAGAGTGAAACATAGGTTCTAAAAGAATTTTTGAAGCGTAAGTACCTTGATACCCTGCTCCCATTCCGTCTAATGCTACATTTGCCATTTTTTTATTATTTTAAATTATTATTATATATTAATTTTCGCTAACATTTTATTGAAAAATGCAGCATCGCCACTCTCTACCTCTGTAACTTCTACTACTTCAGGGTCTGAATCAGTTGTGATTTCAGTTCCTTTAGCGTTAGCTTTACTTGTCAATCTCTCTACTTCAGCTTTCAACTCTGTAATTTCATTGTCTTTAGCTTCTGATAAAGTATTAACTTCTACTACTTCGGATTCTAATTCAGAAAGCTTGTTAGAGATTTCTTCATTATCAGCCAAAATAACATTTACTTCTGATACTTCTGTTTTATCAACTCCGCCCTTTACTGCAGCAACAATTTCTTCAACTTTAGTACCAAACCATGATTTTAATTCTTCTGTCATTGTCTTACTTTTTTTGTTATTATTTAATTGATTTACGATTTCTTTTTGGGTTTTATTTTTAAATTTAGTAATGTCGTACTTAGCTGCAACCATCACAGCATCAGAAATCCTATCAATAAATCCGTATTGCAAAGCTTCTTCTGAATTAAACCAAGTCTCCTCATCCATCATTTCCTCAATTTGAGATAACGGCAAACCTGTTTTCTTTGAATATATATTAGCTATTTCAGAACTTAACTTGTCTAGCAGGGTTGCTGTCTTTCTCATATCCTTTGCTTCTCCCATTGCCCCACCCCAAGCATTATGTATCATATATAAAGAGTTCTCTGACATTATAATCTCATCAGCGGCTAAGGGAATAATGCTACCCATACTTGCAGCTATACCTTCTACATAAGCTATAACCTTTCCTTTATATTTTTTAAGAGTGTTATATATAGCCATGCCATCAAACACCTCTCCTCCAACACAATTAATATGAAGATAAATATCTTTACCTTTTAATAATTTTATATCATTAACAAAATCTTTAGCTGACACTCCATAGCTTCCAACTTCGTCATATAAGTAAACATCCACAAACCCATCAGTTTGTTTTGCGTTTATTGAATACCAACTTTGTTTATTATTATTCATTTTACAAAAATAATTTTAATTAACATTACATTTACGAAAAAAATGGAAAAAAGATTTTTAACGAACATTTCGTTTTAACACTGACTTATTTCTCTCCTTATAAACTATGTTCTGAGCTGTCCTCTCAGTTATATCATATTTTATTGATAAGTCTATAAAACTATGAGTTCTGTTACCTTCATTAGTAACAAGTAAACTGTCAAAATCTTTAATTACCATATAATTCCTTAGCCTCTTTGGCTCTATCATTCCTCTCTCAATTAAATGAGATAACATATCTTTTATTTGAGGCTCTTCCCCAAACCTTGTTTGTAACTCATGATATAATAAATCAATATACTCTGTTATTATATCTACCTTATTTTCTCTTTGAGCCATATTATTCTTCCCAATAATTATATACCTGAGTCCAAAATTTAACCACAGCTTTCCTACACCCTATACACCCAATAGATTGTTTAATGTTTGGAAAATGTCTATGCCATTCAGAGAATAAAAATGGTAAACTTGTAGGATGATATACTTCTTTAGAATCCATATGTTCTTTGTTTCTAATAATATTCTCCATTATTTCCTTTCTTTTATCTCCCTTAATTTTTTCAGCTACTAATTCTACACTCATATTATCAACAGTTTCAACTGTATTTAAGTTATTAATTACTCTTTCCATTTACCTAAAGGGCATTCTCCGTAAAAATCTTTAGTAAGAGTTGTTTTTGCATCTAAGAAACAACTACATTTACCACATCTTGCTCCCCATTCCCACTTAGGTTTTTTTAACATTAAAAAATTTCTGTAAAAACTACAGCTTTTACAGGTATCTAATCTTTCTTGTTTAACTTTTTTATTAACAAACATATCTTAAAAACTTGCTTCAGATTCAATAGTAGTAACTGTATTTTGAGATTGAGTTATATCTGACTCTACCACAACCACTTTAGATTTTTGTCCTATAGCTCCCTGTAATCCCCTCTGTCCATCAACTTGGAATTGTGTTTGAGAAAATGAAGGAATATTTGCTATACCTCCATCAGCAAACCTAGCTCCTCCTCCAGCAGTGTTCATAGCTGATAATTGACTTCTAAACATTGCTGTACTTCTTTTGTTTATAACAGCCTCTCCTCCCTCTAATTCAACTACTCTACCACCTACAGCAAACTTCTCTCCACCTTGAGCATGAGACTTACCATGTACCATACCTCCATCAGCATAACTATCAACCTCTCCAACAGTTTGATGCCTTCCACCAAAAGTCATTAAAGACATCATTCCCCCTCCTCCTCCACTACTACCACCTCCAGAGTCAGAGCTAATATCCCCCCCACCACCAGAGTCAGGAGTTTGAAATGAAGCTGATATATTCTTTTTAACCTTCTTAATCATTGCTACAATCGCTATTAATCCAATTATTTGAGCCCACCAAGGCAATCCTTTTATACCATCAGCTATAGATTTCAAAAAGGTAGCTCCAGCTAAAGCTAGAGTAGAGCCTGTTTTAGCTCCATCAGTAGCCACTTTAGCGGGAGCAAGAGCTATATCAGCTTTAGTAGCTAATGTGCTAAGAGTAGTCATTAGAGCCATTATCTTTTCTGCTCCAGCTGCAGCTTCGGTTATTATTATACCAGCTTTTCTAATACCATTCATTTTCTCCTCCTCTCCAGCTACATCTTGCATAAATCCACCTAAATCCCCTAAAGCACCTATATATTCTCTTAAAGCTGCTTTTTGTTGTTCTTTTGTAGCGATAGTGTTCTCTGTAATATCATTATCAATATCAACATGAGCTTGACCGTATTTTGCGTATAAAGCAGCCATATTTGCAAGAAACTCCGCCTCTAAAGCTAGTATTCTAGCATCACGCTCCATTTTTGATATTTCTTCATTAGCGTAAGATAACTCTAAAGCAAGTTTAGCTTTCTCATAAGCTTCACTAGCCACTCTTTCAGCTTTCTTAAAATTATTTCGTTTCTTTATTATACTTTGTTCATTGATTTTAGATTGTATAGCTGATTCATCCTTCCCAGCATTCTCAGTAGCTTTTAACACTTTCTTATTCTGCTCTTCATCAATTTTATTTAACACATCGTATAAGCCTGTGCTTTGAGCTGTGCCATTAAGAACAGCTAGTTCAGCATCTTCTTTTTTGGTCGCCCTCTCTCTTTCTATTGAAGTTAATAGTTGTTTATATACTTCATCATCTATTTGCTTCTGTAGTTTCATTAACTGAACATTAGCTTTGTTTTTTGCTCCCACATCTGTCTCTTGCTCTATATATGCGTTAAGCCCCTTCTTTTGAGCCTTTAACAATCCTAACCTATAATCCTCCTCATTTGTTACACCTTCCGCATAAAACTTATTAAGATACCTACTCATTATAACCTGCTGAGTATTAATAGCGTTTTTACTTTCAGGGCTATCATCATCATCATCATCAGAGCCAGCTTCAGGGAATATATCTGAAAATGAAAAGTCTGTACTCATCTTCTTCCCAATCCTAGTTACTGCGTCCTCTAACGATTTTTCTTGGTCTCCTATATAATCAGCAGACCCCAATATTTTTATAATTTCATCATAAGTTAATCCTCTATCTTCAATCCAATTATCCCACATGTCAAAAGTTTCTCTAGCGTAATTAGCGTTCCCAAACATGCCAGTAAACCAATCTATCAGACCCCCACTAACATCTCCAACACTTCCTCTGTATTCTTTTAATTTATTAATCGTTGAAAGTAGAGTGTCCTCATCAAAATCTTTTGATTTCCAATATTGAGATTGGAAATCTTCTAAAAGCATCTCAACAGATACAGCTCTCTCCAGTATAGTTCCCTGTTGTTTTGTGTAAACTTCAAAAAGCATTTGGTCTCTCATTGCTCCTACTAAGCCAGATATACTATCAGTAATATCATCATTATTGTCTTTAATTTTTATTTGTTCTTTTCCATGTTGCTTTAGAAATTTGTTTAATGTTTTAATATGAGTAGCTTCCTTTTCCCTAGCTCTAGAAAGTTTAATTTGGTTTCTCTCTGTGTTATCTAACAGCTTCCCTTCTTTATCTAGAAGTTTAGCCATATCTTTTCTACTCTTTATTAATTGTTCCTCAGCCTGCTCTACTTGTTTAATTTCTTTTAAGTAAGGCTTCATAGATTCTGTCATATTACCAACATCATCTGTAAGACCTCCAGCCGCTGCAGATGTAGATGTTAGAGATGTGTATAAATCAGTTAACCCAATAATCAAAAGACCTATACCTGTTGATGCTAAAGCTCCTCTTAATGCAACTAAAGCTCCTTTAACATAACCAAGAGCTGTAACAAAAAAGCCTGCATTTTTTGTAGCGGTTACAAATGACGAGCCCATAAACTTAGTCCAAAGAACAGCGCTTTTAGCTCCTATTACATAAGCTAATATAAGTTTAGTTACAAATGATATCCTTTTACCTATTTTTTCTAAATATCCATCTGTGGTAACAATTTTATTTAACCATTTAGCTAAACTAACAAGAGTTTTCTTCAAAGAGTCTCCAAACTGTTTAACTATAGCTATAGATAATCCTTGAAAAGCTGACTTCACTTTCAATATACTTCCTTGTAAGGTATCTCCCACAGTATCAGCCATTCTTTGACCAGCTCCATCAGCATTTTCTAACTCCTCTACTAAAGCTTGTATGTCATCAGCTCCTTCTAACATAGTACCAAAAGCAGCTACTTGTCTAACATCCATAAATGTTAATACATCAGCTAAATCAGTTCCCTCATCTTGCATATCCTTAAATACTTTTAACATATCAT